TCTGAAAATAGCACTGCAGTTGATAAAACAGAAATAGATTTTTTAATTGAAAAAGCACGTGATACAGCACAAAGCTATACAAATCGTTTTATTGATTATATGACTTTTAATCAAGTTTTATTTCCTGAATACAATTTGAATTCTAATGCAGATGTATATCCAGATAAAGACGCAAATTTTTCAGGATGGATTTTGTAATTATGAAAGAAAAAGAAACGTATAAACCAAAAGAAACTAATGTTAAAAAATTAGAAATCTTTTTAAATAAATTAGAAAAGCAAAATGGCAAATAATATAGGTTGGGGTCAAGGTGCAAATAATAACACAATCGGATGGGGACAAGGTGCTGCAAACAATTCTATTGGGTGGGGTTATTCTCACTATGTAAGTTACGCAGGTGAAACAGAAATAGTAGGTAATGAAAGTGTAATAACAATTAATTTTAGAATAAGAGTTATAGCAGATGCAGGAGTATTTGAAGCACAATCTTGTTTAGTACAAACATTAAATAATTTAGATACAATATGAGTTTATTAGATAAAGCATCGTTAATTGTTACGCCGAATTCGTATAAAGAAAGCAAATTATATTCAATAGTTCCTAATACTACATTAGGCGATATGGATGTAGTTCGTGCTACAACAGCAACAAGAGTAAATAGTGCAGGATTGATTGAAGTAGTACCGAGAAATTTAGCTTCATATAGTGAAGATTTTACTAATGTAATTTGGCCTAAATTAGAATGTTCTATAACCTCTAATTCTACAAATTCTCCAACAGGCACATTAACTGCTGATTCTTTAATAGAAAATTCTGCCAATGGTAGACATATGATTTATAGGTCTTTTGCTTCTGTTGTAGGTACAACATATACATTAAGTTTATTTTGCAAACAAGGTACAAGAAGATATATAAATATAAATTTTAAAACTTCAACAACTGCAAGTCCAAGATTTTCAGCTCTTTTTGATTTACAAACAGGAACAAACGTTTCTACAAGTTCTGTAGGTTCTCCAACAGGAACTTCTTTTGGTATAGTTTCTTTATCTGATGGATGGTATAGAATTAATATTTCTATGAATTCAACAACAACTTCAACAGAGTATGAAATTGCACCATCAAATAGTGCTACTCCAACATTAAGCGAAGGTACTCCAACATATTTAGGAAATGGAACAGGTAGTGTTTTTATTTGGGGTGCTCAATTAGAAGAGGGAACAACAGCAACAGAATATTTTCCTACAACAACACGTTTAAATATACCTCGTATTGATTACACAAACGGAAGTTGTCCGAGTTTATTGGTAGAGCCACAAAGAACAAATTTATTGACTTATTCAAATGATTATAGTAATGTAAGTTGGGTTAAACAAGAATTAACTTTAACCGCAAATTCAATTATTTCTCCTGACGGAACATTAAATGCGTATAAATTAACACCAACAACTGTCAATTCACCACACCAATTAAATAAGCTGTCAATTTCTGCAGCCGTATCGAATACTATGTCGTTTTACGCTAAAAAGGGAGGGTATGATTTAGTAGAGTGTTTAGACGGGGCAAGTGGTTTTAATGGTTCTAAATTTAACTTAAATACAGGAACATTTACAAATCAAGGAACAGGAGTAGGCAGTATGGTTTTTGTTGGAAATGGTTGGTATCGGTGTATTGTTACTGTTGTAACTACAGGAATAAGATTTTACGTAAATAATTCTTCTTCATATATCGGAGATGGAACTTCAGGTATTTATTTATGGGGTACTCAATATGAAACCGCAAGTTACGCAACTTCATATATTCCAACAGTTGCATCTACAGTAACTCGTAACGCTGATGTTATTTCTAAAACAGGAATAAGTAGTTTAATAGGGCAAACAGAGGGAACTTTGTTTTGTGATGTAAATTTAAATTCAAGAGTAAGTTTTACTTATTTTACAATAGCTGATAATTTAGCTTCAGCTACTAATTATTTAGGAATTGCATTTTTAAATAATGCTATTGCTTTTGAAAGTGTAGTAAGTGGAGCATTACAAGCAAATATTAGTCATTCAAATACTTCAACAGGTAGATTTAAAATAGCTGCAGCTTATAAAGCAAATGATTTTGTTTTATATATAAATGGAACTCAAATAGGTGTTGATACAAGTGGAACAATTCCAACTTGTTCTCAAATTGGTTTAAGTGCTTTTAATCAGGCACAAGCATTAAATTATAATTCGGCACAACTATATAAAACACGTTTAACAAACACTGAACTTGCACAATTAACAACACTATAAAATGATATATAAATTAAACTATACAGACAAAGAAACTGCAATAAAAGACTTCTTAAATAAAGGAGTCTATATTGAGGTTGAGGATTTAAACAAAGAAAAGCAACTTGTTTACGGAAAGGGAATTCAAGCTATTGTAGAAATTGGTAAAATAGTTTTGACTAATGGAACTTACGATGCTGACTTCAACGAAATAACTGCACCTGTTTACGCTGATGGTTATGCTTATGATGTAATGAGTGATATTGAGTACAAGTTTGAAAGCGAAATATTTCCTAATAACCCTGTACATAACTTTGCAGGGTGCGAACAAATAAAAATAATAGATAATAATATAATAAAATGAGTTTAAATTTTTCACATATAAAAGGCGATACATTTGAAGCTGTTAATTTTGCAGTTATTAAAAATTCAGTAGTGTTAAATTTAACAGGTGCAGTAATTAAAATGCAATTAAAAAAAGAATGTGGAGGTGTGCCTATATTGTCTTTTACTTCTGTAGCTTCTGCAGGTTTAACAATTACGAATGCTGCAAGTGGTTTATTTAAAATAAACAAACAAATAATTAATATAGCTGAATATAATTATTTATACGATATTGAAATAACATTTGTTGATGGAACTGTTAAAACTTGGGTAGAAGGGAATTTTGTAGTTAAATGCGATATAACAAGATAGTATGCCTGATAATGTAAATATAACAGTAAACGAAACTATTGAAAATGTAGTTATCAATCCTTCTATTTCTACGGATGTAATTGATGTAAATACTTATTCTACAACTGAAAATGTAAATATAGCAGTAACTCCTGAACTTACTACTATTAATATTAATTCAGTTACAAGTTCGCCACAAGTAAATTCAGATTGGAATGCTACAAGTGGTGTTGCACAAATATTAAATAAGCCAACAATTCCAAGTATTGCGGGTTTAGCTACTACTACTTATGTAGATAACCAAGATGCTTTAAAAGTAGATAAAGTAGCTGGTAAAGGTTTAAGTGAAAACGATTATACCACTACTGAAAAAAATAAATTATCAGGTATTGCGGCGGGTGCGGAGGTTAACGTTAATGCAGATTGGAACGCTACAAGCGGTGACGCTGAAATATTAAACAAACCTACTATTCCAGCAGCAGTTATTGTAGATGCAACACCAACAGACGGAAGCGCAAACGCTGTAAGCTCAAATGGTGTTTTTGACGCTTTGACAACTAAACAATCGCAATTAGACGGAACAGGTTTTGTAAAAGCTTCAGGAACTACAATAAGTTATGATAATTCAAATTATAAAAAAAACGTAATTAGTGCAGTTGGAAATTTTAATAACCCACAAAATTTAACACAAAATATTGTAAGAAGTTATGTAATTCCAGCAAACACATTTTTACCAAATGACATAATGAATTTAAGTATTTCATTTGATAAATATAATTCAAATGGAACTGCTACTGTTAGAGCATATATAAATTCAAGTGTTACTTTAACGGGAGCGCAATTAATAATGACTTTCACAAGTGCAACAACTTCTAGATTTATTGTTTTAAAAAGAACTTTTGGAGTTTTTTCAAACAACTTAATTACTGGATTGTTATCTACGAGATCAGAAATAACTGACTCTGCCGCAAGTACAACTACATCAGAAGCTATGACTTACGCATCAAATCAAGAGAGATTTTTAATTATTACTATTCAACAAACAAATGTAAATGACACTGTATATACCCCAGCTATAAATTTAACAAATTAATATGAAAACAATAGTAGATAAAAAAACAGGAAGAGTTTTATTTGGAACAATAATAGAAGTTGAATTATTAGAAAACGAAATAGCAATAGAGGAGTCATTAACTCAAGAAATGGAAAATCCATATTTTGATTTTAATACAAAAACATTTTATAATAAAATAGATGAGCAGACAACAATTTGATACAATTTTAAATAAATTAATAAGCAGAAAATTATCGGTTTTTGTAATTGCTTGTATTGGTTTATTTAACCAAACATTAACCTCATCAGATTGGGTTGTTATTGCTACAGCTTACATAGGAATTGAAGGAGTTACTAATATAGTTGAACGATTAAGAAAATGAAACAATACTTTTTAGATTTAAAATTATCATTATTTACAGGCACTTATTTTTTAATATCTTTTACTGATGTAGATGCTGCGATGAAAATACTTGCTTTTGTAGCTGCTACTGGATATACTTTAAGACGATGGTATTTATTAGAAAAAAATAATAAAGATGAAGCTAAATAATTCGGGCTACCTTTTAATTACAGAATTTGAAGGATTTAGTGCAAAGCCATATTTATGTTCTGCAAAGATTCCTACAATAGGATATGGTAACACATACTATTCTGATAACAAACGTGTAACAATGTTAGACAAAGAAATAACTAAAGTACAAGCATTTGAAATGTTTAAAACAATAGCAGATAGATTTGCAAGTGCAGTTTCTAAATTAATTACAAGTCCTTTAAATCAAAATCAATTTAACGCATTAGTTTCTTTAGCATATAATATTGGAACAGGTAATTTTGCAAGTTCTACTATATTAAAAAAAGTAAACAAAAATCATAATGATACTACTATAGAATTAGAATTTAAAAAGTGGAATAAAGTAAATAAAAAAGAAGTAGCAGGTTTAACAAGAAGAAGAAATTATGAAGCACATATTTATTTTAGTTAGTTTATTTTTAATTGGTTGTGCATCACGCAAAGTAGATATTAAAACAACAGATATTAAAAAAGATAGTTTAGTTGAAACAAAAATAGATTTAACTGAAAATAAAGTTAAAGATTCTACTGCAGAAACAAATACAAAGACTATTATAAATATT